GTGTTTCATTTTCAGTAATCGTTTTGATATTTCGGACGGATTTCAAATTAAATTCATTTCCATTTTCACTCCAAATAAAAAGATCAATATCTTTATTTGCTTCTACATTAATACGACATTTTTGAGTATTATATTCAATTATTAAACATTTTGTCTTTGTTTGTTTTCTATCAATCGACCAGTATAAATCTTGATCTGATTCTGCAATAAATTCACATGTAAAATCATTTTGAATGTTATTTTTAATGACAACGTGAAACCCAAGAATATCTTTGGAAATATCATCCATGGTTATTTTTTCATTAAATTCATTGAAACTATCAGCTGATACTAAAATATTAACAAATATTTTTTTTAGTTTCATATTATAAAAGCTTTTTTATAATAATGTATGATACGAATAATTTATAATAGCATGGTAGGTTGCATCGAAGGAAGAGGGTATGAATTATAGAATACATATGGCCAATTATATGGTTTCCTGAAATAATCTTTTCTATAAAAACTAAGTGGATTTGATCCAGTTCCTACATATCCAAAAGGCCATTCTTCATAATTTTCCCACCCTTCAGTTATATTTCCTGAATAATTATAGATTAAGAAAAATATTATTAAAATTGATAATATTCCTGTAGTCCAAAATAAAACTGTCATATTTCTTATTTAATTATAGAAATAAAATATTAGATAAATTATAATGGATAATCCTCTACTCTTCTTATTTGGAGTAATCATTTTTGCTATAATTATTGGCCTTGCAACTTATGCAATTATAGAGGCCACCAGAAATAAAGGACGCAGAAGGCATGATATAATTGGAGGTTGTGATGGGACTAGATGGGGTTGTTGCCCCGATGGCGTAACTCCTAAATATGATTACAGAGGTTCTAATTGTGTTTCTCACCGTCGTCACGATTCAAATGATAACATCGGTGGTTGTGCAGGAACAAGATGGGGATGTTGCCCAGATGGAAGAACTTCCAAGAGTAATTTTTGGGGATCAAACTGCCCTTAATTTAGAACAATAAATTTTTAATATATTGTGAATTCCCCAAATCCACTATATCATATTTTCCAACAAACATAGTTTTTACCATATCCTTGAATCTGGTAAAACCCCAAATTCTTTGATCGAAATTATTTATTAACAACGATAATTTTTCTCTAAATTGCGAAACAATTAATTCATTACTATCTGACATTTGAAAAATAGCCCTGAATTGATCATCAATAGTTAAATGAACATCAGAATTAATAGATGTTATATCATATATTTTTTCACGTGATGTGTTGTGAACATTTGCTACTCGAAAAAAACCACTAAATTGTATAATTTTTTTATCTACTTGATCTGATGATAATCCTAATCTTTTTCTCAATTTATTTTTCATTTCCTTGTAAATAAAATGTCTTTCTCCGTTCATTATTTCAAAAACTGTATCAATAAATTGATCACCTGTTGTTTTCACACTAGTTTCCTCATCATCAATTAAACTATCTGTTTCATCCTCATTATCAGTTTCAAATACATTTTCAAGCTCTATATGGTCTTTACTAATTAATTCCGCAGTTTCTTCATCATCCATTATTAGCAGTGAAATATTAACAAATTTATCAGCAACATTTTTCAAAACCTCACTACAATTACTATAACCAAATGTTACTAGTAATTTTCCAAACAGTTTAATTTTTCTTGACGGAGTTAAATAATCAACATCATTTGAAACAATTATATAAGTGTGAACACTTTGCTTAAAATACAAAATGTCATAAATATCATCAATCAGTTTAATATCCATTGAATTTTTTTTCGGTAATTTCGGACAATGAACTGGTTCTATCCCATAATTAACAATATGATTTTTCCATTTATCCATACACATTTCTGTCCAATCTGCATACAAACGACTTACAATAATTCTCCCATATTTTTTTGCTTCCATCATGATATAAGGTAAGTCAACATATCTTATATTTTCAGCATCAATAAAAATACCAACATTATTTTCCATATATTTTTTATTTACAATATAAAAAAATATAAAATTTCAAATTATTCCAATAAATCTAAAAATTTTCTCCAAAAGATAAGGCAGTCTTTTGTGCTTAAGAGAATATAAATATACTCTTTCATTATACTTTGGAAATTCAAATATATACTCATCATGTTCAAATTCAAGCTCTCCTAACCCAAAGGGTAAACGGACCAATCCTCTTGGTGGAAAGAAAATAATTCTTCTTCCAAACCACATGCGTATGTCCTTCACATTCCAATCATCAAAGAAATCAGTCTCTATAATGTTCGGGCTTTCTATTAAACGATTGATTGCAATCTTACGATGTAAATTCTTTCTCCATTTGTTTTGCAATCTATCTCCTCTCATTTCAGTGTTCTCCAATGAATATGCAAAACAATAAATGTTGTCATTATCTTCAAGATCAATCGTAAAATTAAATTTGGTTGTATCAACTGCATATGCATGCCAATCTTCTAATTTCATTAGAGCAATATGAGCACGTGTCTTATTACTAAGATTAACTCTGTAAAAAATAACTCTCTTATCAAGATGATAATCAGCAAATACAGTTTCAATCTTAGTTTTTTCTTTTGACGGATCCCTAACAATACCGAAATTTTTAAGAAATTCATCACTTGTATTATAATATTCATCCAATGAATGTCTCTCCTTTTCTTTTCCAAAAAACTTTGCTCTTTTTCTTAACTCACTTATATTTTGATAATATTTTCCTAAAAGTGGTGAATTATCTTTTATTCTTTGATAAGACTCCTCATCAGAATAACTATATCCAAGAGTAATAGCAACAAGATTATTGTTTTTTGGAATGGTAAAATACTGATAATCTCCCTTTTCATCAATAAGCAAATACAAATCACTCACCTTTTTATCAGAATATATTCCCATATCAGAATATTTCTGATTGTTAGCACAAGCAAGAAAAAATTTAGCAAGTGAAATATTTATCTTTCCCTTTTCTAATACTTTTTTATCAATTGTTCCACAGGTAAGTCCATTAAATTTATGTTTTATATTATCCACACAATCTCCAGGGGTGAAATAAGCAAAAATTGGTTTCTTGATAAGTCTTTCGCATGCAGTTTTTCGCAAACTAGATCGAAAACTTCTCAAATCACATGTTCTTCCTTCGTATTTTACACCAGCATATAAAATGTTATTTTTCTTAGGATCTCTAACATATGCAAAACAATACGCAATACATTCTCCATCTTTAATACTTGGATAAACCCAAGTTATAGATACTGGTAAATCTTCCATTATTAAATTAAAAATATAATAATTTTTTTAAACCAATTATTTAAATGTTTTAGTTTTTTTACCTGATTCATAAATTAGTAAAAATCCTTTTCGATTTTCATTATTTTCTCCAAATGCTCGAGACATCCCAGTATCAACTCTCCATAATTTTCCATTACAAACTGAATTAACCTTTTTCTGGACAGTATGACCAACAACCATATACTGTGCTCCCATATTTTCAAGAGTTTTTTGTAACCTTTTTACATTCACATCATCACCTCCAAATTGTCTGTTTGTTAATATTCCAGATTTTCCAGAAATAATATTATTAAATTTTGATATTTCATTTGGATTCATTTTTCTATCAAGATATTTATAAAACATTTGGTTAAGATTTGGAATGGAATGACCATTAGAAATTTCTTGGGGAATACCAGCATGAGAAAAAACCCAATTTCCAAATTTTACAACCAGAAAACATTTTTTGGCGAATTCCCTGAATTCATTATCAAAGTATTTTTGTCTTTTTTCTTTACCTCCCATTTCTTTTATTGAATTATCACTACTATAATTAAAATTTCCGTTCATGTTCATAATTTCATGATTTCCCAAAAGTATAATAATTCTTGCATCCTTTTCGCGAGCTTTCTTTTCCATTATATTCACCAATTTAATAACTTTCAGGTCACTATCACCTTCCCAATTTCCAAACATTCTTGCCTTTCCATCTACTAAATCACCGATAATTACAACAGTTGTTTTTCGGGCAGTCCAATCCATTGATTTATCAATAAGTCCTGCTTTTTCTAAAGTCTCTGTGAATGCAATATAATCACCATGAATATCACCTATCACAACTATTTTTTCTGGCATTTCGAAAATCCCTAAATTGCCAGTTTTATTGTTCTCTTCAAGTTTAATATTTTTTTTAGGAGGCAATGGAACTGGAATTGGTTCATTTGCCTTTTTAGGTTTTGTTATTGTATTTTTAGTATTTAATTTTTTTATTCTTTCCTTTATTATTTCATTTAATAAACTGGAGGTATTTTGTTTTTTTGTAATTTTATCCATTAATTTTATTTAGAAATTTAATTGTATTTAAAAATTATTTATTACCTATAATTAAAAAAATGGTAAAATACAACCTGAATGTATCTTATGAAAATGAAAATAGAATAGTTACAGTAAATCATTCAACCAAGCTTGGTAAATTTGTTGAAAAATGTTTAGAAATATATGATCTTTCAATTGAAAATATTTCAGGAATTTATTATTATTTTGTTGATGCAAATGTTTATATTGGAGATTGTAAAGAAAATAATTTAGATCGCAGTTTTTTTCAATTTTTTGAAGAGTATGGCGATGATATAAATAATTTTACAATTGATGAAGAAATTAATCATATAAGACAATATTCTGATGTAAATAAATTTAGGAATGATTATTCAAATTTTAAAAGTATTCCGAATAATTTCGGTTTTTCTACATATAATTATCGGCCAAATTTTAACATTACTAATAATTATTACTCAGGAAATTCTACACAACGTTCATATGTAAGAAGACCTGTTCAAAGGCATATTGACATAACAGAATCCGATAATGACGAAATAAGTAGACCACGTAATCCTCCAAATAATAATACACAATCAAACATAAATCAACCTCCACAAAGTAGTCAAAATATTGGAAATACTCGGCAAAGAGCTTATTTATATAATTTTGATATTCCTTTAGGAACAACATCAAATTATTTCAGTAATTATGCTGAATTAATGAATTCTTTGACATCACTTGTTGATCGATCTGTTGAGGATACAAATGTATTAACGCGGGATGAAATAAATAATTTGAGAAGTGGAACATATGATTCATTGCGTGATCATATTCTTATTGATTGTACACAATGTCATATTACTTTGGAAGATTTTACTGCAAATACACAGGTAAGAGTCCTTCCATGCAAGCATGCTTTTAAGGAAAATGCGATAGATCAATGGTTACTTAATAATAGTAATAAGTGTCCTGTTTGTCGAGTGGTGGTTTCAGAAGGGGTAAGAAGATCAAGGGATTTGACGAATCTTTTTGGGGCGTTTGCGCGTTGAAAAAAGTGAAATAAATTCATCGTGGTAATATATATAAATTAAATTAAAAATGACGACAAAATGTATTTTTGTGGATGGAAGGGGAAAATCTTGTAATAATTCAAAAATTAATTTTTCGAATTATTGTCATATACAATCCCATTATCCAACGAAGGATGAGTATCAGTTTAAAGTAAATCAGAATATTGAATTATTTAGAAGTGAGCGAATACCAATAAAAAATTTTGAATTTTTAGAGGTTTCGGCTGATGGAGCTTGCTTATTTCGTTGTTTAAGTATCTGGCTATTTTATAGTTCAAAACAAGATCTGCAAGATGTTAAAAGAAAATTCCTAGCCACTGAATATTTCCGTGAAGATATTACTCTATTTTTATCGGATTATGATGATATTGCTGATTGTTTAACAGATCCTGATTATATTTTAGATGATGATGTAGAAGGTGATATTGCCCGAGGAGTACAGCAAGTAATTGTGAATTTTATTCGAGCCAATCCAAAAATAAATATTGCTCCAATAATTAATCCCGAAAATAAGGAAACAATAACACTTGAAGATTTGATACAAATTTGTCATGATATGGATTTTCAGAATTATATTTTGTTATATCAGCGATTTGCTGGAGATGATGATTTTATTATGACAGATGTTGAAGATGGTTCAGGTAATATTAAACAAAAGAAATTTGAACTAAATGACAGATGGGGTGGAATACCTGAATTGGTTGTTTTCGCTATTTTGTTTAAAGCAAATATAACGATTTATGTACCTCAGAAATTTGATAAGGTTAGCTTAAAACCAGTTAATGTAGGCAAAATATCGAAAAACAAAGATGACGTTTATTTAAAACAAATTGATAAAATATCATGTCCTCAGAAAACACTTGATGAATTCAATATATTGTTGAGAAATCATGAAAAAGGAAGCCACTATGATTTTCTCAAAATGAAAAATTGAAAATTTATAACTTAAAACTATCTTACTAGATAACTAAAAATTATGAAGAACATACAAGATCCCAGTTTATATTTGGGAAACAAAGATAATGTATTTCATCAATTAAGAGGACATTTTTTGCAGTTAAATATTGAGCATCATCCTAATTTTGAAATAATTAGGGAGGAACCGAAATTTACACCTCAGCAATTGGAACCGAAGAAGAGTATGCAGGTAAATATTTTTGAGGGAAGAATGAGAAAATTAGCTTACATGAAACTGCGAAAAAAAGGTGATAATGCATCTGATGAATCAACTGAAAAAAATCTGCAAACAAATACTTCAACTTGTTATTATCCTTTAGATCATCTTTGGGGTATGTTATCGCAAAATGATGAAAAAACAAAGGACGATCAGAAGAAAAAAAATTGGAGACAATTATCCGAGGACGAACAGATTACGCAAATGAAGATATTTACAGATAAATTTAAAGATTTGATGAATCCTGATGTCTGGAGAGAATTGAGAATTGAGATGATGAGAATGTTAAAAGAAGGTGAATTTGAAAAAAAACAGGTGATTGATTGG